AAGCGCATTAGAGAAGCAGCGAAATTCATCGTGGAGCATACTCAACAATATGCTATAATCCCAGAACCTATGCAAATCAAAGCCAGCACTGGGATTGATATTGACAAAATTTCTGAGATGGGCGATGAGCACAGTGATTGGTTTTTGAACGAATTTGAGCAGTTTACTAAGCGGCAGGAGCTTGAACGAGCTATCTTGAAGGCTGCTGATCTTCTGGAAAAGGGTGAATTTGATCCGGTTGAAAAACTAATCAAAGACGCCGTTCAAATTTCTCTTCAGCGAGATATGGGAACAGACTATTTCGACGATCCTCAAGCTAGACTGAATCGTTATTTTAATCAGGGTGGTCAGGTATCTACCGGTTGGCCACAGCTAGATAGAATTCTGTATGGCGGATTTAGTCGCAGTGAACTCAACATATTTTCTGGCGGATCTGGCTCTGGTAAGAGCCTTGTCATGATGAACTTGGCCCTGAACTGGTTGCAAGCTGGACTGAGCGGTGTTTACATCACTCTTGAATTGAGTGAGGAGCTTACATCTCTGAGAACTGATGCCATGCTTACGAACATGGGAACTCGCGACATCAGAACAGACATTCAAAACACTGACATAAAAGTTAGAATGGCAGCTAAGAAAGCAGGCAAATATCGAGTAAAGGCTTTGCCAGCACAAAGCAATGTCAATGCTATTCGCAGCTACATCAAAGAAGTTCAAATACAGACAGGGTTAAAAGTCGATTTCGTGATGATCGATTATCTTGACTTAGTTATGCCGGTTTCAGTGAAGGTAAATCCAAACGATCAATTCATCAAGGACAAGTACGTCAGTGAGGAACTTAGGAATCTAGCAAAAGAATTAAATGTCATAATGGTTACTGCATCACAGTTGAATCGTTCGGCAGTTGAAGAGGTTGAGTTTGATCACAGTCATATTGCTGGCGGTATCTCGAAAATTCAGACCGCCGATAACGTGTTTGGTATCTTTACCAATCGAAGCATGAAGGAACGAGGCAAATATCAAATTCAGTGCATGAAGTCACGTACTTCAACGGGCGTAGGAAAAAAGATAGATCTAGAGTATAATAGTGAAACCATGCGAATTACCGATTCAAATCCAGACGACTCTAATAAAACTCCCATGCAAAGCTCGGCTCAGATACTGTCAAAACTTCGTCCTAACAGTATGACGAGTGATTCTGGATTAGTGACGCCGACGGAGCAAGAAACCAGTAAAATCTCAATAGGAACAGAAGGTGCGAGAATTAAAACTCTACTGAATTCGCTAAAAGAGAATAAATAAGAGTAGGATACGATTATGCAGAAGCGCACAAAAAGTCTATTGGACGAGCTAAATGCTATTGGCAGCAACCGAGACATTAATCATGTCATTGAAAGTAGAGCAAACAATACTATCACTAGTGCTATCAATCTTGTTGAATTGATTTTCAAAAATTATTCAAAGGATAAGGCAGAAATTCTTGAAAAAAAACTTCTAAGTGCAATAAAAAGCAGAGATCCTAAACGATTTACAAAATCTTTAAGAAAAAAACATGAAGAAAACTCAGAAGAAACCCCAGCAGAGATTGCACCGCCAAATTAATGAACAGAACTGGCTTGATGCCATCGGCGATTTAGCGAAAACCGGCCTGAAAATGGCGGCTGGAACTGATCGTCCGCCTGCAAAAAATCCAAACGAAGTTCAAGCCGCATTTAGCAAGGATTTTTCTGACAATCTGACTACAGAACTTAACGCCGCCATACGAGCAGGCGTGGTAGATCCAAATCTTCAAACTCAAGCTACGGCCACTGGTGCGTCATCACAGGCCCCCGCGCAGGCCACTGGCCAAGGCAACGTTGCTCAAACCCCTGCCGCCCAACAACTTGCCCAACAGCGTCAAGCCAAGCAACAAGCGGCCATGGCAAAAGCAAATCCAGTTACTCCAGCTACACCAACATCGTCTTCTACCTCTACACCGCCACCGGGTTCTGGTGGAAGCGCGTCAGCCGGCACGATTAGCGAACGTCAGTATCAAAAACTGAACTCTCTTTTCGAAACGTATTTGAACGAGCAAGATAGAAAGCTGAGTATTGCTGAGTTTTTGACAAAGCAGTGGTATCCACGTTATATGCGTGGGACTAGATGGACGAAATACAGAGGACAAGTAGCTAAACTCGCTAATGCAATACAAGCTGCGGGATTAGACAAGGCCACAGCATCTATTTCACAGCTAGGTGACTTATCTTACATAATTCAATCGTATGCTATGAGAGAAAGAGACAAACAAAAGACAAATCGATCACAGTACGGATATCCTTCTAATCAGAGAAATCGCACTGCGCCTAGACGCCGTACTACGACTGCTCCTGGTGCTACGCCTGCTTCTCCTGGTGCTACCCCTGCTGCTCCTGGTGCTACCCCTGCTGCTGCTCCTGCTACTGCTCCTGCTACCCCTGGTACTGCTCCTGCTACTGCTCCTGCTACCCCTGGTGCTACCCCTAGTGCAGCAAAACCCCGAGTCACTATAGAGACTCAAAAGCAGTTCTTACAATTTGTCGATCAAATAAAGCAACTTCAGAGTACATCACCGGAAATGTTCAATCAACTGATGGGAATGTTCAAAAAGTAGCACTCAAGTAGCATTTTTGCATCAAATGTATAAATACTATTATGAGCTACGGCTCACCATATAGAGGAATATTAAAATGGCACAATTTACAAAAGTTAATGGCGACTTACTGCCAGTACTAAATCTTGACACAGGCGCTTACACAAACTCAGGTTTGAACGCCGTTTCTTCAGCAAACACTGTTCAACCACAAGGCCCAAAGCTCAACTTCTTCACGATCTCAGCAGCTTCAACCGGTGCATTCACTGGCGCTCAGGTTAACACAATGGTTCAAACTGTTCAACAGCTTGCAACTGTTTATATGTATGAGTTCACGACTGCTGGTCCTGACACTGTTGCATTCGCTGTTTACCCAACTGGTTCATGGGCAGTCAACGACTCGCTCGGTGTAAACGCAAACGTTGTTGCAGCTATTCGCACAGCATTGACAGCAGCCGGTACTGCAAACACAGTAACTGGTGCAGCTACAGCAACTTTCACGAACTAATAACCTTTTTATTAGTAATTGGTACACCAAACAACGTTTAAGTAGCAGACACTGTCACTTTCACGAACTAATAACCTTTTTATTAGAGGTGTATAACAAAAACCCAAGATTTATTCTTGGGTTTTTTTTGCTTCTAAATATGCACATGTCTCATAGATTCATTTGCTATACACTTTTTGATATAACAGCCACCGGAATTTCGAATAGAAATAAGCCATCTGACAACGAAAATATTGAGCAGTGGGCGTACAAGCGTAATACTCAATGCAATTTTGATACGGTTCTACAGGCAATCAGCCTAAGATCTCAGCCAGAGTTCGTAACTTCACCCATTCAAACAAAAATGACAGAAAACAAACGATATTTTGGAGTTTTGTATGGGAAAAACACCATTATTACCTGCTGGAAATTCACATTTGATGTGCAACATAGCAGTGTTTTTGCAGACGAAACAAATCTTTTAGGCGGATTGTATAAAGATGTTGACAATGTGCCCATGATTATATGCGGAACAGAAATTCCCAACTTAAGCAATTTTTTAATTACAACGCCGGATCTAAAAAATATTCATTTTGAGAGCGTGCAGGATGCGTAATAATAACAAGTTAAAACCATTATTGAATAGTACTGTTACCGAAAAACTGAAAGATATACTCATCATTAAAATGGAAGATGGGTCGTACTCTTTGTTTAATAGATATTTGATAACCGTAACGAATGATCTGTACAACGTTAAGATCACAGGCGATGTTGAAGAGTGTGATAGACCCGTCTTTTCGAGCCTTCGATACGCAGTAACCTGGTGTACTCTTGAACAACGTAAAAAACTAAAGGAAATCAAGAGACTAGAAGAATTAGACAGTCTATTGAGTAGCCTAGAAATAGAAATCGAAATGCTCGGTAGAAGAATCATTCGCACTATCGATCTTGATGACAAATCTATACATCTGGCTAAGTTTTACGAGCAAAAGCGTAAGAAGAAGCTGCTACAGAAAGAGATCGATTTACTGGTCGAAGACTCTAAATACTGGCAGAATAAAAAGTTTTCAGAGACCCAAACTCCACCTGAAACTTTGAAGCAAACAGATAAATACTCCTACAAGAATTGGAATAATTACCATGAAACTTAATGATTTAGACAACCGCAACACAGCTAAAAAAGCTCTGAAAGAGAACTTCAACGTAGAATTAAATACTGCTCGTCTTAATCGATCAGCAACAAGAAAGCTACTATCCAAAGTACGTTCTTTGATTGCCGAAACAAGAAACAGTAATGCTTTCTATCGTGATCAAAACAACGAATCTTATCTAAAAATGGTTTTCATGGAGCAGGCATTATCTGATCATTATAGAAATATAATGTCAAATGTTACTGCTTCAAGAATCGTTATAGAAAACGTCGAAGTAGAAAAATCACAGGTTATTCTTGCTGCACAAGACATGGTTGATTCCATGCAGAAGATGATCGAAGATGTCAATGATATGCTGGTAAAAGAACTACCTGCACTGTATGGTAGTATCCAAAATGAAATCGGTGTAAACGAGGGTGATGCATTTAACCAAGCAGCGAACCAAGCACTTGCCAATGCAAATCAGGCTTTAATGCAATCCAAGACTGAACTTCAGGCGGCTCTAAATGCCCTAACTGGCCAGCAAGGCGGTCAAGAATTTCCTGGCGCTGGGCAAGATCCAGAAGAAGAAATGGGTGCTGAAGTAGACATGGAGCTACCAGGCGGTGGCGAAGAAGAAATCGCAGCGGGCGAAGAAGAAATGCCTGCACCAGAAGAGCAGGAAGAACCAGAAGAAGAGCAACCACCAGTACAAGCGAACGTTGGTCGCGCACGTAGATAATATGCGTCTTTACGAATTTGATGACATCGAATCCACAAAAGCTAAGTTCATGATTGTGGCAGACGCTCTAAAGAACAAGTTAAAAAAGAACGAACTTGATACTTGGAGCGTCGATCATCTAATTGATTATTTAGGTAAAAATGATATACCAGTTGATCGTGCAGACATCATTAAATTGATGAAAGTCGAGCCTTTGAAAGACTTAATCAGTAATATTCAAGGTAATCGTGTTGTGTGGAAAGGCAAAGAACCCAAGCCAGTAAATATAAGTCAGCCTGATCAAAAAAATAAAGACACTAACGTAGTGAAGTCCATGGCAAAAAAAGCCATGAACAAATCGTAATTTTACTCAAAATACTTGATACTTAACATTATACATCGCATAATCTTACTATGATACTTCTCACAGTAGCTGCTGCAAATAAATTTAAAGAACAACTTCATGAAAGAGGCAAAGGACTAGGCATTCGCCTAGCAGTAGTCGGCACAGGATGTTCGGGCTATTCCTACGTTGTTAATTTTGCCGATACCAAACAGGATGATGATCACATTTTTGATGATCATGACGTTAGAATTTTCGTAGATTCCGATAGCTATGATCTAGTAGCCGGTACTACCATAGATTTTGAAAAGCGTGGTTTTACAGAAGCTCTTAAATTTCGAAACCCTAGAACACAGGGTGAATGCGGCTGTGGAGAGAGTTTCACAGTATAATCGAGGTTTAAATGAAGTATAATCCGACCAAGTTTCCATACGCAAAACTCAAAAAAGAAACACAAAACGGTTCTAGAAAATATATTACTCCAGAAGGCATAGCTGTTCCTAGCGTAACAACTGTACTGGATGCTACCAAATCTGCGCAACAAAAGGCTATTCTACATGAATGGCGAAAGCGTGTAGGTCCAAAAAAAGCGATTCAGATCTCCACCGAAGCAGCTGGTCGTGGCACTAGAATGCACAAGTTTTTAGAAGATTATGTAAAATCTGGTAATTTAAACTCACCAGGTACTAATCCATTTTCTATTCAGAGCCATCGTATGGCACAAACTATTATTACAGAGGGTTTGCCAAACTGCGATGAAGTGTGGGGAACAGAGATATCACTATATTTTCCCGAAGTATATGCTGGTACTACGGATATGGTAGGCATTCATTCTGGTAAACAGGCAATTATGGATCATAAACAGACGAACAAGCTCAAGAAAAGAGAGTGGATCGATGACTATTTTATTCAGTTGACTGCATATGCAAATGCTCATAACGAAGTTTATGACACCAAAATCAAAAAAGGTGTGATCTTTATGTGCAGTGCAGATAATGTCTATCAAGAATTCATCATAGAAGGTAAAGAGTTTAAAAAATACAGTGATATGTGGTTTAAACGTCTGGAAGAATACTACGAAAAATTCATGTGACGCAATCTAAATCTGGAGATAAATAGTTGAATACCGGTAAATTAAAACTATGGCTATTATCCAGATTTCAAAAATGCAACAGAGATCAGGCAATCTTGTCGATCTCCCCCAACTAGACGAAGCTGAATTAGGGTTTGCTTCCGATGATAAACGACTATTCATAGGAAAGGAAACTCCATCAGAAAACATCGAAGTTTTAACCTCCTATTCAGAGATAGCGTTTAATCAAATCGCTGGCGCTCAAGGCAATCTTGACATCTCTTCTAATGTTGCCAACGGCGAAATTCTTGCCTATGACGGCACAAACTGGGTAAACAAAGGCGGAAATGCTGGAGGATTAATTACACTGGGCGATGTTGACAGTGTTAAAATTACTGGCGGCGCTATAGGTTACGTGTTAGAAACTGATGGTATCGGCAATCTAAGCTGGACACCTAAGTCTACTATAATAGCATTCATAGAAAATGTTACTCAAGCTGATCCTGCCGTAGTAACTACCACGGAAGAAAATTTCTTCACTAATGGAGCAGAGATAACGATCACCAACGTTCCTGGAATGATCGATCTTAACGGTAACAGTTACTACGTAGATGTGCTAACATCAAATACATTTGCTCTTTATACTTCGGCAAATCTGAATCCTCTATACACTGTAAATTCTACTACCTATAATGCATTCCCATATACTAGTGCTACTGCAACAACTTCTGGAACTAACGAGATTACAGTCGGCGACAGTTCAGCGTTCGCTCAAAATGATCCTGTAATCTTTTTAGGCAACACTGCAAATAGTCTGATTGTCACGGGTGATATCTATTATATTGCCAATATAGCGAATTCAACTAGTTTTACAATTTCAGAAACTCAAGGTGGTTCAGAAAAAGTACTTGCAACAGACACGCTTGTAGCTAACGTTTATGTGCCTGGTGGCAGAGTAATATCGTTAGTTGGAGGTGCTGGAGGAGCCGCTGCGGGTGGTTCTTCTGAAACTGTTCAGTATAATAAAACTGGCATTTTAACAGGTGATGCAGCATTTACCTATAATGATACTAGTAAATTACTATCGCTAACCGGTACTGCGAATGTGTCCAATCTTAACGTAGGCAATTTAGTAACTACCAGCACTATTTCTGCACCACAGTTCATTTCCACGATTGCGACAGGTACTGCTCCACTAGTTGTTAGTTCCACTACGCTGGTAAGCAATTTAGCAGCAGCGAC